TACGGCTACGCGGCCACGTTGGCCCTGGCCGACGAATCTTGGAAACTCCCGGCGGCCGTGGTGGAGGAAGGTTTGGAACCGACGTTGGCCGAAACCACCAACGGCCAATTGGTGATGTTCTCGACCGCGCACCGCAGTTGCACCGGCCTAGTCCCGGTGCGCCGGGCCGCCATGTTGGACCGGTGGGCCACGCCCGGCGGAACGTCGTTGCTCCTGGAATGGTCGGCCCCGAGGACCGCCGATATCGGGGACCGGGCCGCGTGGCGGTTGGCGTCCCCGCATTGGGGCGCGCCCCGGGAACGGCTCATGGAGGCCAAGTGGTCGAGGGCCACCGGCGGCCATTCGGTGGACCCCGACGAGGACGACCCGGTGGAGTCGTTCCGGTCCCAATTCCTGAACGTCTGGCCGGTGCGCCGGATCGTGTCGAGCAACCGGGCGGAACTCCTGGTGGAGGCCGACACCTGGAACCGCGCGGCGGATCTGTTCGTGCCGGTGCCGGACGGCCCGGTGTGTGTCGCGGTGGAGGATTTCTACGGCCTCGGGGCCTCGGCCGCCGCCGCCGTGAACCTGCCGGACGGCCGGGTGTTGGTGTGGGGTGACGTGTTCGCCACCCGGGCCGAGGCCTACGCGTGGGCCGGGTTCACCTCGGGCCGCCGGTCCGGGTCCCGGTTCCTGGTCGGCGCGTCCCTGGCCGAGTCCGAGGCCGCCGAGGTGGTGGGCCTGCCGGTCGAGAAATGCGGGACCGCGCACACCTACGCCGGGTTGCCGTTGGTGCGGGCCCTGTTGCGGTCCGGCCGGTTGGTGCATTCGGCCGATGAGGCGATGACCACCCAAGCGACCACGGTGCGGGTGGTGGCCACCTCCAACGGTGGCTTGACCCCGGCCCACAAGGGGGTCCGGTCGGACCTGCTACGGGCCATGTCGTGGGCGGTCCAAGCCGCCGCCGAACCGGCCGCCGCACCCATGGAATTTTTCGTCTACTAGGAGGCCGGAATGGGCCGTCAGACCGCCATAAAGGACGACAGGGGCGCGAACACGGCCCCGGTGGCACTCACCCCCACCGGTCCGCCCCGAGGCCGTCAGTCCGCCCAAAACGTCGGGCGGGGGTGACTAGCGCCATGGTGACGCCTGTCCGCGCCGCGCGGCCATCCCGGGCCCTGATATCCGGGCGCCGGGTGGCCGGGTGGAACTCCACCACCGCCGGGTTACGGCGCCGCGACCAATGGGCATTCCTGACCGGCGGGGATATGCCGGAACACCCGTGGCCCGCCACCGAATCCGAGGCCATGGGTTTACCCCCGTTCGGGCGCGGCGTGGCCCTCCTGGCTAATGCCATTGCCGGGACCAATTGGCACGCCGCTAGGTGGGATCCCACGGTGGGTGTTTCGGTGCGGCTACCGGACCAACCGGCGGTGGTCACCGACCCGGACCCGGAGAACACGCCATGGAATTACCGGTGGGCCGCCGTGGAGGATTTGATTCTGTACGGAAACCATTTCGCGCTCTACGGGGATTTGGATTTCCGCACCGGCCGCCCCGGGTTCCTGGTCCCCATTCCCGCCGATTCGGTGTGGATCATGCAGGACCCCACCGATTCGTCCTGGTGGCGGTGGGTTATCGGCGGGGTGGACCTTTCGCCCGGTGACCTTTTCCACGTGTCGGCCGGGAACCGGTCCGGTGAAATCCTCGGGCGCGGGGTCCTGGCCCAATACGGGACATGGCTCGGTGGCGCGGTGGCCGCCGAAACCCATTCGGGTGACTATTTCGCGGGCGGTGCCCTGCCCCCGGCGGTGTTGCAATCGCCCACGGTGCTAACCCAAGGCCAAGCCCTGGACCTGAAAGCCAAGTGGCGGGAAATGACCAACACCCGGGAACCCGTGGTGTTGCCCGCCGGGTATGTCCTCACCCCGGTTGTGTCCAATGCGGAAACCGCGCAATTGGTCGAGTCCCGGCAATGGAACGCCGCCGCCGTGGCCATGATGCTAGGTATTCCTAGTTACAAACTCGGGTTAAGTGGCCCGTCCATGACCTACCAAAACGTGGAAATGGCGGATATCGAATTCGTCCGGGACTCGGTGGACCGGTACGGCCACCCCCTTTCCGAGGCATTCACCAAGTGGCTATTGCCCCGGGGCACGTCCCTGGAATGGGACTACGCGGGCCGGATGCGGGCCGACCAAAAGACAACCGCCGAGGTGTTGACCACCTACACCGGCGCCGGGGTCCTCACCAAGGACGAGGCCCGCGCCGCTATCGGACGGCCGCCCCTGCCCGAGGACGAAACCCCCGAACCGGAACCCCCCGAATTGACGCCCGACGAAATCGCGGCAGGGGGCGCCATTGACGCGCCCCCGGAGGAAGTGACCACCGATGCCGGAATTACTGATCGAACGTGAGGCCCCGGCCCTGGAACCGGTCGGGGACGGATGGACCGTGGAGGGAATCGCGGTCCCTTATGGAACCCCGTACCGGGTCACCGATGACGGGACCACGTTTTACCGGGAGGGGTTCTCCCACGGCGCATTCGGCCGGGACGTGGCCAAAGGGGGCCGGTGGGTCAACCTCATGTTGGGCCACAAGGGGGATGACGGGGACCGGTTCCTAGGCCGGTGTATCGGATTGGCCGAGGAACCCGAGGGGTTGCGGGCCACATTCCGCATTGACCGAACCCACCCCCTGGCCCAAGAGGCCCGGGCCGGGGAATTGACCAAGTGGTCTGTATCGGCGCGGGTGTACCGGTCCCGCACCGAGGGCCCCGCCAATGACCGGGTGGTGTGGCGGGAGGTGTGCGGCCTATCCCATATCGCGGCCACCACCACCCCGCAATATGCCGGGGCCGGGGTCCTGGTGGCCCGGGAACACACCGTGATTGACGGCCCCTCGCCCACCCCGAACAGGGACGCCATTCGGGAATGGTTGGATTCCCTGCCTGCTAAGGGTTCCTAATGGGCACTATCAAACACGCGCATTCGTCCTCCCTCTATTCCGAGTCGGCCGCGTCCCTGGCCGATCAAGTGGAACGGGGGGTGGAGGCCGAGGACCCATCGGCAACGGTGATGACTTTTACCGAGGTGGGATCCGATTCCCGGACCCAAGTGTTAAAGGATGCCGACCCCGACGAATGGGCCGCATGGGTTCCGTCCCAATCCGACGTAGGGATTATGTGGCGCAAATCGGAATTCGGCCCGGTGTGGAAAGAGGCCCATAAACTCACGGATAAAGTCTGGACCGATGGGCAGGGGCGGACTCATGAAACGTGGTGTGCTACCGCTCTCCTGGAAAGGGACGACGGTAAAACGCTGTTCCTATCCGTATGCCACCTGCCCTCTAATGTGCAGAACGGTAATTCGTTTGAGGACAATAAACAGGCCGCCGCCTGGAAGTCTGCCTGTTCCGGGTGGTCGAATTATTGGAATAACAAGAGGCAAAAGGACCATCCCCATATGGCCCTTATCGTGGCCGATTGGAACGTGGACTTTTTTAGTTCCACATGGCGGGACCGGGTACAGGAATACTTCCCGTCCATGTTCCTCGGGTGGAAAGGATCCATGCCACCGAACGGCCAAGGCACCCACGGTAACCGGCTCATTGACGGGACCATGGCCACGGTCAAAACCAATTGGTGCGACCTTTTGAAAGATGACAACTCATCCGACCACCGGCCCTACGGGGAGGCCCTGCAATGGTGATGGCCGTTACGTGGATGCATATATTCCTGGCCGGAATGGCGGGCCTCGGCCTCGGGATCGGCCTCGTGGTGGGGACCGTAATCATGCGGGCGGCCCGGGGGAGAAACGACGAATTACGGCCGCCGGACCACCGTCACTAGACACCTTGGAATAGCGGGCGTACGTTCCCGAATTAGTGAACCGCCACCCGGCGCCCGCGCCACCGGCCACCCCGCGATAAGCGGCCACCCCGGGACGTGACGTAAGTGGGCTAGCCGCCGCCCGGTCGAGCATCCGACCAACCCCGAGGGGTAATCATGGGCGCCTATCTGGACCGCCTGAATTCGCAATACGACGAAATCCGGGACGGCATCGACGCGGTGGTCAACCGCGCGGCCGAGGAAAACCGGGACGTAACCGAACCGGAGACCGCGCAGGTTGACCGCGACCGGGCCCGCCTCGGTGAACTCCAAACG